TTAAACGGCATACTTAATATCTTCTCTGCGGCCTTTGACATTACTTCTGCTAAAAGGGTTGCACACTCTTTTGCATTTTCTTCAGGACACTCTGCTATGATTTCATCGTGAACAGGAACTAACATTCTGAAACCTAATTTCCTGAGTTCTTCGTTATTGTACAAGTCAATCATAGCCAACTTAGTTAAGTCTGCGGCAGACCCTTGAATACGAGCATTAACACATTGTCTTGTGGCGTCTGCTATCTTTCCGCCATTATCAATAATGTTTATCCCGTCTTTTTCTCTGGCCTCATCAATGATTTTGCGCTTTTGCCAAAACTTCGCTTGCTTTAACTTTCTCCAATACTTGTTGCAGAGTTCTTCAGGAACTTCTGTATTAACTTCTCCGTCAAAGTCAAGTACATCATCTGACTTAGGAGCATCTACCCACTCGAACTCATATTCATCAAGTTGCAAATCAGGTAATCTTCTCTTACGGCCACAGATGGTTGTTACATATCCTAAATCTTCTCCCATCTCTAATGACTTTCTCTCGAATATCATTATCTCTGGATACTTCTTAAACAGATTTGCTTTTAACTTCTTTGCCTCTTCAAAAGTTATACCCATTCCTTCTGCTACGCTCTTATCTCCTCTACCATATAAGATACCTAACAACACTGGTTTTGCTTTATTTCTAATTGCTTTGCCTTCTTTGTTAGTAGTTCCGTCAGGATTATGCTCTAAACATTGTTCGTAAGGGAGATTAAAACAAGCACTTGCTACTGCACTGTATAAGTCTCCTCCACTACGCCTAACATCATATAGTTTGTCATAACCCATTTCTTTACAGAATGAAGCAAGGCAAGAAGGCTCTTGCTGTGAGTAGTCACTTGACATAAGAACATATCCAGGACTTGCTATAAACATCATACGTGTTTTATCGTGAGGGATATTCTGCATATTAGGTTCTTCAGAACTCATACGGCCCGTGTCCGCCCCGTACTGATTAAACTTACAGTGTACTCTTCCGTCGTTCGGGTTTAAGTTCTCTCTAGGTATCTTATCAATATAAGTTCCTAAAAGTTTATCAATCGCACGACATTCAAGAATAGCACGTGTGAGTTCAGTATCCCATTTTGTTAAAATCTCTTCTCCCGTACCACGTGGACTTTTATCATCAACAACGTCATATTCAAGAACGTCATAAAACAGAACTGCCAACTGTTGAGGACTTCCTATGTTTATGGGAGTAGACAATATTGGCTTAGGTCTCTGCTCTTTTCCAGCGTGTATAAGATTGAATTGATTTGCATTACGATTATACTCATCAATCTTGGGTTGTAACTCATCTATCAACGCATAAACTTTCTGCAATATCTGGTCCTTTTTAGCGTGATACTCTACTGATAACTTTTTAGAATACTCGGTATCAAGAAGAATACCCGTATCTTCTACTTCACACATTACATCTACTAACGGCATTTCGATATTAAAGAAACACCACGCTACACCATTCATACCGTTTCTATCGCTAAAGGGCATATCTGGGTCATAGTACAAATACTGTTTTTGAAACTCCACGAGTTCGTGTGTTACAACTCCGTCGTGAGCACCATACAAAGTTGCAATATCAATAGGAACAATGTCGAATACTTTTATTCCGAGTTTCTTAAAGATGTCCGCAAAACTAAACTCATCTGTCTTTCCTTCAAGCACATACTTTGCGTGTAAGTCTTTCAGTCCTCGTTTACCCTGAGGCTCATTCTCATTCATACTACGAGCGGCAAGATATCCGTCCCACGTACAGTGCAACATAACACCCAAGTCGTTCTTAATAAATCTCGTATCGAACTTAGCATTAAACATTTCACACTCTTTAATGCCTACTAACAACTCAAGATATTTTGCAACGACTTCAGGGCTTAACTGATTTGATAATAACTCACCTGTAATATATGAGATATGTCTAATCGGGATATATGCAGGACTTCCACCAGGATAGTATAAACATATACCCACAATCTTATCGAGCATCGGGTCAAGTCCTGTTGTTTCGGTATCAATCGCAACGCACTGTGCTTTAAGACACGCCTTAATATAAAACTCCAACTGCATTTCAGTAGTAATCGTTGTGTATATATCACGATACTTTCCCAAATACTCATCAACAAAATCGCGGAGACGCTTTATCATAGAAGATATACTCCCGCTTTTTACAACGGGAGTATTTTTCTTTGATTTAGCCGCTCTGGCTGTTGATATATCTGAACTCTTATCGGGACGAGTTAAATCACCGAACAATGACAACTGTTCCATTAGAACCTATCTCCGCGACCTCTTCTTGTAGTTGCTCTTTCGCTACGTGCTGTCTCTCTTGTACTCTCTCTACGAGAGCGTGTGTCCTCGCCTCTACGAACTACGTTCTCTCTCTCTTCCTCAGGGAACTGTTCGTGCTTAAGATAGTATTCCATATCTTCTGCTGACTTATCCATTATCTTTGTTCCGAGAGCAGACGGAAGTTCATCAAAACCACAATCTGCAAGAATATCGTCAACAGTTGTTCCGTCGGGCTGTCCTACTGGGTAGAAAGAATAATCAGACTTCTTTCCCTTTGCTCCGTGTCTCTCTACATCGAATACTTGTGAAACAATGTGAGGAAATCTTCCACAAAGGCTTGAAAGTTGACTATAAAAACTATTGGGTCTATCCCAAAACTTAATTGCACCATCTGTCTCGTCGAACACAGGGATATAAACTCTTGCCTGTCTCTTAAGTCCTGCCTGACAAAAAGGACAATCTGAAACTGTGCCTTCACTGTCAAAAAGACAATTTACGGGCAACTCGTAGTCTCCCACTTGAACTCTGTGAACTACAAAGCCCTCAATATCTTCTGCTCCATCGTATAGAAGTCTAATCTTACCTGTATCTTTATCATCTTTCAAGGAATTAAAGTAATTAATCTTTGTTCCGTCTCCACTTCCTTCGTTCCTAAACTGTTCAATGTTTGCACCTGTTAATCTTGCCATAAACTGTTTCCTTTCTGCTATTTTAAAGTTGTTGTGTATTTATTACACGTAATCATTATACTAAATGATTGCTTCAAAGTCAATATAAAGTTTCTCGCAAATTTAGAAGTTCATCGTCTGTACACTCACCTATATCTTTACGATTATCGGGAAGTATAGCGGTTGTCATAAGTTTGCCCCTTACTAATTTCTTCAATCGCTCTGTTGCAGATATTCCTGCCTTATCATTATCCAGTGCAAAGATAAGTTTACGTGTAGGCAACTCGCATAAGTCTTTTATCTGTTTATCACTAAACAGACACCCAAACCCTGCTACTGCATACTTTCCTACACACCACAATCTCAAGCAATCAAATAATCCCTCGCACACGTATACTTCATTAAATCTATCAGTTCCTTCCTTTGTCTGAAGAGTATGATACAGTTCGTACTCACCATATAAAGGCTTATCAATATCTTTAGGTAAATCAAACTGCTTATACTTGATTTTTCGCTTTGCAACAAATTTACAACACCCACTATAACTATCTCTGACAGGAAATGTTATACTGTCCGTTTGTTTATCATACCCAATATCAAAGAGTTCAATAACATCGTTTGTTAATCCTCTTTCTCGCATATACGGGTGATAGTATCTATACCCATCTAATTCTTCTTCAGACACGTAAGTTTGATAGTGCTCACTCGTTTGTGGCGCTCTGCTTAAATTCAGGTTTAATACTCGATTACTCTCCTGCATAACTACGAAAGTATCTCTTAACCACTTCTTCCCAAACGTGTTAAGCGGGTCTGATTTTCCGAAACAGTTTTCTATCATCTCAGGAAGCGAATGAGTTTCTCCACACGCAAGGCAATGGCACATACCATCTGCTTTACGTATTCCCATACTAGGGTTATTCTCTTGTCCGTCTTTATGATAAGGACAGCATACCATAAGGTCATCCGAGCTGTCTTTTGTTTTTGCAAACAACGATATACCACGCTCTGAAAGTTGGCGCTTAAGTTCTGCTATAATGTCAGAAACTTCTGCGTTGATAATCATTCCATCTACTATCATCAGAATACGTCCTTTCCGCTTGCTTTCTTTCTTTCGCGTCTTTCCTCTCTCTGCTCTCGCGTCATATTATCAGGACTTTCTGTGTATATAAACTCTCCTACATTTATGTTCCAAATGTACTTAAGTTTTTTACCCACAGGTCCGTATCTATTTTTATTAACACGCATTTCAAGATTTCCATTATCCTGCCTTAATGCAATAATCTTTGTTGCGCACTGTCCAATGCCGTCACTTCCACTAATATTCTCATTCCCAGGAACATCATCTTTCGCTCCCTCTCTGTTGGCTTGAGATACAACAATAATGGGTACGTGCATTTCAACGGACAAGGACATCAAGTCTTGGCTGATATGGGTTAATGAAAGTGTGTCACTATCTCCACGCCTATATCGTTCATCAGTCAAATATGACACCCCATCTATTGCAAGCATATCTAGTTTATACTGCTTTATGTAATTACGTAACTTGCTTATGGTTATTCGATTATCAAAATCAGAAGGAACTGAAACAATGAATTTGTTTTTATGCTCCGCAAGAGCCGTAATATCTTCTTCATATTTTTCAACGTCAATATCAGTAAGGCCCCACATCAAACTAGTGTTTGAATACCCGTTACTAATCGTGTCAAATCTGTATCCGATGTTATCGTCACTCATTTCTGGAGATATATATCCTACATTAAATCCCAGCTTCCAAATATGAGCGATTATGGCAACAAGCACCCATGACTTTCCTTGTCCTAATCTCGCAAACAATACAATCAGTTCTTCAAAACGCTGTATTCCGTGTAAAATCTCATCAAGTTCGTGGAATCCTGTTGTAAAGTACCAATCATCTTGATTTTCAACACGTTCTTTGTAATGCTCATATCTTTTACGTGCAAACTCAATAATATTTACTCCGCCAAGACCATAGTTTACTTCTAAGTCCTTAAGAGCGTGTATCATATACTCTACACCTGCGTTTGCATCTTTTACGAATATCTCTCCTGCTTTCTGCAATATAGGAGCACCCTGACGGAAAAGATATTCTTCTCGCAACGTTTCAACTAACCATTCGTCACTTTCATTTACTTCAGGAAGTCCGTCGTCCTTATAAATAGGAAACTTGTTTAGAAAAGTAGTTTCATCAGGAACATTTCCATACTTCTCATAATGAGACTTAATAAAGCGAAACTCTTCCTCATACCCTACAGTATCATTTCCCTTATTGTCTTTCGGACCTTTAAAGTAATCTTCGGTGATGCAGTTATTTTCTATTATAGAAAAATCCTTAGTAGCAATAATCTTACTTAAAATCTGCAACTCAACCACGCATATCACCACCCTTTATCTCAACTACCAAACTGTTTCCCATAACTCTACTTGCTAATCGCTCTCCGATTACTTCTCCAAGTTTCTTAATGTCAGTTATGTTGGAAGTGAATATAATTGATTTACCTGATAACATTCTACTATCAACTAAAGTAAATAGTTGCAAATAATCATACTGCGACAGACCTGTTATTGCTATATCATCAAGTATAAGCAAATCACACGACTTTAGATTTTCCTTATATTCATTAGACAATGGGTTATTGAAATCTTTTAATTTTAAAAGTAAATCAGGAACAGATACAAACATTCCCTTTACAGTGAATATATTTCCTTCAGCAACATAATGGAAGTATGTTTGTAACATCTTAATAGCCCAAGATGTTTTCCCGTTTCCAGGTATCTCACCACAGATATACAAGTTCTTTCCCTGCTCAACGAACTCATCAATATCCTCTCGTATATCAGCCAACTTATTAAATGCCCTAACATCATTTGATTGTGGTCTTAAATGTATTGGAGCATACTTTGATTTAGGAAGACCGCTGTTATCAAACTGCCACATCATTTGAGGGTACACTAAACAGGCAGAACAATCTTCATTACACTTACTTGCGTACCAGCAATCAGTATTCTTTGAGTTCTCCACGTTCTACCGCCTTTCTCATTTCTTCTTTTTCTTCTGCTGAAACACGATACTTCGGACCATTACTAGAGATTTCTTCGGCGTTACATCTGCGCTTATTATTATAACGACCCTCTAAAATTCTATCGAACTTATCTTCCTTAAGAAGGAAGTCAATATCTGCTTTCCAACCGCTATCGTTCTTTCCCTTACAAAAATCTGAACTTTCAAGGTTCTTACAAGCGGTCACGATTTCTTCTTCAGTGTATGTTTTTAAGATACGACTAATAGCCCTACTTCGCTTTGCATTAAGACGCTGGCACTTAGGCAGTGAAACGCAAATTGAATTATACGTAGCAACTAACCACTGAGCCCTGTCTTTTTTTCTTACTTCTAATACTTCTTTATCTTTATTATTAGTATTAAATAAAGTTTGTTGAATATTAGTATTATTCTCTCTAATATCTGTATTAATATGCTCGTCAATTTGACTACTCTGCCTCGTCAATTTGACTACTCTCAATGTTCTAACTCTTCCATCAAATGAACTCTCAATCAATCCTAACTTCTTAAGGTGAGATATTGCTCTGGTAACTGTACTCTCGCTAACCTTAAAGAAGTTGATAAAATATTCGTTGCCTGCTGTACAACCATTATCTCCATCAAGACTATCAATCTCTGCGAAAATAGCCTTTTCAGTTATATCTAATTTATCGTTTAACCATATATCTTTAGGTATCCATATACCCTTAAAGTCTCTTTCCATAAGCATCTCCTAATTTTTAAGCAACAAAAAACTTGTCAAAGAAGTTAGGTGAGAACTTCAGTGACAAGTCTGTTGCATTTGTCGGTTATTCAGTTATAGCGGTCATACGCTCACCTCATATAACCGACATAAGACTGTAGTGCTACAATCTTTAAGTGTGAAATGATTATATCATCTTTTTCGTTTTTCTTCAAGTACGTGATTTATCGTATCTTGCATTTGAACGTCCACAGTATAGTTTACATCATCCCAGAGTTTTTCACGTTCTTTGTCCAAGTCTACTCCCTCAACATCGGGGATAGTTCTTTCTTCTGAAAACTCTAACGTATAAAAATCGTCAAAGATTTTTGCGCTGACCCTGGAAGTCGCTTTAATTTGCGTTGTAATCGCTTTACTCTCGTATTTAGTATTGTTACTCATATTTTAGTCTCCTCGCTCATTTAGATATGTTTCCTCGCGATTTAAGATAACTTCGTATCCCAGATATTAAAGCAATTAAGATAAATGCGCCAATCTCTGAGCCGATTGTACACAAAATCCCGAGTACAAAAGGGCTAATATAAATATTCACATTAGTCTCCTTTCTTTCCTTTCTTTGCGCTCTTAATAGTAAGTGTTGGGATTTCTTTTACGTGTGTACACGTTTCCATAGCCGCAACCATTTCAGTTGGCAATTTCTCATTATAGATTTCGCTTTCCAACGTATCCATGTCAATATACTCACGTGTTTTAATACACTCTGTATCAGGAGCATACTTATGCAGATACTCGATGAGTTTTTCTTCATCAATACTGGATTTCCTTGTAACGCTATAATGTACCCTTGAACCATCATCAAGTTCAACATCTTCCATACCTAAGTTTTCCATCGCTTGCTTGATGTTTGTATTAAGGCTATCTGCCTGCTTTTTGAATTTATCGGCTTCCTGCTTTGAAAAGATATAGCCGTCTGCCCACATCTTTAATTGTTCCAGTTCTGTCATTTTGTTACTTGTCCTTTCTTTAAATATTTTTGCGTTACAGAGCCCATTACGCCCTTACAGCCTTTAGGAACCTTCTGTTTAAACTCGATAAGGGCAGGAATATCTGACTTGTGCCACATTCTCTGACCTCTGCCCTCAAGTGTAATATAGTTAGGCAAAAGTCTTGCGTACTCGTTATCAGGATTTTCCCTCTTAAACTTGTACCAGTTGTTTACTGACTGAACAGAAACCCCACAGGCCATAGCAACTTCTTCAATTCTTAAAAGTGTTAATCCCATTGTATCTCCTTTCTTTCATTTATTAAATTATAAACATTATAATATATGTTTTTTATGATAACAAGTAGTTAATTAAAGCATTTTTGTCTCCCTCAATTTTTCCGTCAATCAATATTTCACTCATCTGTCCTTTCTTTTCTACGAGTGAGTTAATTCGTTCATCAATGGTTCCCTTGCAGAGCAACGTATAAACGGTGATGTTAGAGTTCTGTCCAATTCTGTGGCATCTATCTATTGCTTGTTCCTTAAGAGCCATATTCCAGGGTTCATCTAAAAAGATTTCTACTGAACCAGCAGTTAGCGTAAGACCTGTACCCATAGCACCTATCGTACCGATTATGAATTTAACTTTATCGTCATTCTGAAATGCCTCTACACTAGCCTGCCTTTCGTTATCTTTTGTCTCACCTGTAATCATTACACCCCTATACTTCTTCGATAGTCTCTTAAACGCTGGATTAGTAATCTGTGTCCAGTTAGAGAAGATAACAACCTTTCTTCCGTTATCAACTGCGTCATCTACAAGTTCTTCCATTCTGTCAAACTTTGCACTATCAGTAACAGTAGGAGTAAGAATATTGGGGTTACCCGTTGCCTGTCTCAATCTAATAAGTTCTGCAAGCGGGTTGTTTGCCATCTTCAAACTATCGAGATTACTAATAATATCTGAATGGGCCATATCATAAACTTTCGATTGCTCTTTACCCATTTCAACGTACTCGTTAATGAGTGTCTTTTCAGGCAAATCAAGAACATCGTCCTTAAGCCTACGCAACATCATTGTATCGAGCGTATCTTCAATCTCTTCCAAGTTTTTATAACCAACAACTTGTGTTCCGTTGAAGCCGCCTAAACGACCATAATGTGTCTTAAACTGCCAGAATGTATGCTTTTCGTATCCGAGCCAGTTAAGTATCGGGTATAAGTCAATCGGTGCGTTCATCAGAGGAGTACCCGTCATAGCAATTTGAATTGGGGTATGTAGCATCAACAACTGCTCGGTTTGACTTGCCTCTGGGTTTTTACACTTGTGAAACTCGTCAACGGCAATCATATCAATCTCACCGCTCGCACATAGTTCTTTTAACTTATCAGTAATAGGATAGATATATTCATCTTCTTCGACAAATTTTCCCTTTTTCTTTACCACTATTTTTCTTCCCGTCTTTACTTTGTAACGTAAAGTCTCAATATTAGTAATAACAAATCTGGGAAGGCACTCAAAGTTTTCAAGGTCTAATAGTCTGTCTGCATTAGAACCAATCCTTATGTCTGTTCCGCCTCGAATAAACTTCTGCCCCAATATCCACGCACTTTCGTCAGTGTGAATACTAACCTCATTCTTCCAGTTCCATTTCAAACCGTTTACGCAACAAACAATAAGACAGTGCTTTACATTTCTTAATCTCGCAATATCAATTACCTGCTTTGTCTTACCAAGTCCCTGCTCATCACCAAGTAACCACTTATCGTGATTAAGTCCGAACTCAACGCCCTCTATCTGATGTTCAAAAGGTTTTGTCTTGAAATTGAAATAAGGTGGTATCTTTTTCTCGCTTGTTTCAAGTTTGATATACTTTCCTGAAATAGTAATCTCATACTTCGATAACTTGTTTACGAGATTACCCAACTGATTAAACGGAAGTTCCCACGTTTTATCATTTTTATTGTAGTTCCTAGTAGGAAATGATTTAACAATATCTACAATATCGGCATTGTAATCGAATGATACAAAAAGGGAATAGTCCCCATTACACATTACACTGTTTTTAATTACAATGTTTATCATCTGTTTTTCGCTCTCTTTCAATGTTTTTTGACTGATTTCGAGAACATTATACTAAATGATTGAACGTAAGTCAACAAAAATTTATGCAAAAGAAAAGTAGCGAGCCTCTCCTCTCGCTACTCTCCCAAAAAGAAAGACAGAACAATAAAGAATGTTCTAATATTTTATTATAACATCATCTTTTCATCTGCTCAATCGCTTTGCGATAACTTTCTCTTTCGTCCTCACTACGAGCGTTACGCATCATTTCCGTAAGATGCTCAATCATCTCGTCTTTACTGTGTCGGCTATAACCGTCGTATGAACTGTCACGACTAGTAAAGCGACCCATAGCGTCACGACCTCTACGATAAGAGCCATCTTCGCTATATCTTCCATCGCCGTCACCATCACGCCCTCTGCGAGCATAAGAGTTATAAGAATCATAAGCGTTGGCATAATCGTCTGAATAGCCTCTCGAATAATCTCTCGCGTAATCTCTTGAGTACCCTTCTTGCTCTGCCTTGTGCATAGCATCGACCGTTGTAACGTCCTTAACAATGTCGACCATCTTATAGATGTTTTCGAGGTCTGTCGAGGATATTTCTTCTTTCTTACAAATCTTTTTAAGTTCATCTTCGAGTATATCCTGTATTTCATATAATACTTTCATACTTTCTCCTTTCTCACGCAATACGTGTAATGGTGAGGTTAGCATTTTGAACCTCAATAGTAGGTGTTGGTGTTACTGCGGGGTTATCTGTTGTTGCGTCAACATAGTCAACGGCTACTGTGAAACAGCACCCTCTAGGAACTGTGATAATTGCTGTGCTTGTAACATTGCCATAAGTGTCCACGGCAGCAGGAACAAAGATTGCTCTTGAAGTGGGACGCTGTTCACCCTGAACTGTAATTGCAATAGCAATGGGAGTTACTGCACCACCAGCAGGGATTGCAATATTACCGTTAAAAATTACCTGATAACGCGCAAAGCAATTATTAGTGATACCGCGCAGAGTAAAAACACCGGTTTCGTCATCGTGAAGAACACAACCACGAGTACAAGGTATAGATGCTGAAAACACAATGGGAGCGTTTAACGCCACGTTTTGTACTGCGTTAGCAAGATATTCTGCCATAAGTATCACCTCACATTACATTCCGCAACCGCAACCTACATTCTGATTGCAAGTGAAAATGGGAGTTCTGCCATAAACAGGGGTTGACGGAACAGGACAGTTAGAAAGCCTATTGTAGAGCGCATCGACCTCATCAGAGAAACCCTTTTGGATAAATGCGTTCTGTGCCGTCTGACTAGCAGACAGAGTAGCCATATTGAGTTGAGTACGGAGATTATCGTTCTCCCTCTTGTAACCGTCGAGTTCAAGTTGGCAAAGTTTGTCAAGAATAGCCTGCGTATTTGCCGTGCTTGTCTGTCTTGTGTTACAAGCCTCTGTTGCGATTGTGTACTTAACATCTGCTGTTGCGGCTCTGTTATCACAACAACACTGTGCCAACTGAGACTGAATTGCCTGCATACCCTGTGTAGAAGCTGTTTGAGCGTTGAAACTTCTTTCCATATCTGCAATCTGATTGGTGTAAAGTTGCTGTGCTACAGCGTTCTGCGCACCGTTTACAGATGCGGTTACACCTGCAAAGCCGCTACACAACTGCTGAGAAATATCTCCGCCAAGATTACAGATTTGGGTGGATAATGAAGATACTCCATCACGAATGGAAGTAATATTGTCGTTGAGCAGAGCGTTCTGGAATCCTGTGTTAGTGTTTGCGTTAATTCCAGACTGTCCATTAAGCAACCAAGGAAAATCATAGCCGAGAGCGTTTCCACCGAAACCGCCACCAAAGCCATTATTACCCCAACCGCCAGCGAACAAGAGGAGAAGTAAAATCCACCAACCGTCTCCGCCCCAAGAGCCGAAACCGCTATTGCCACTTCCGTACATAGGAGCTACTGGCATTACCATTTGTTCTGAACCATTAGTCATAATAGTTCTCCTTTCATAAATTTTTATATCTACTGTTGCAACGAATAGAAAACTGAATTAAAATAGAAATACCCAATGTGATTAAACTTCTCATTCGGTTTTTACTTCCTGAGAGCGATGCCGTGCTACCTTCCCATAACGACATCGCTTTTTAATTTAGTCATTCAACTATTCAACTTAATCATTTGAGATTAAATTACGAAATTGTGGGTCATTCTTCATCTTCATAACCCTGTTTATCTGTTCTTGACTTACCTGGCCACTGTTAAGCAAATATTGAAGTATCTGATTTGGGTCTGTCATATCTTGTGGAATGTTATACTTACGAGAAAGCATAGACATTGGGTTTTGCTTAAATTGATTGAGCATACTTATAAAATTATTCTGTGGCTGAAGTTGCTGATAGAGAGGTGAACTCATAATCACTCCTCCTTATTTTTCTTATATGTGTTATTAGTCGGTTGTTTAGACTGCTTTAATTCTGCTCTGATTTCGTTTCTAAAAGCGTCAAACTCATTTCGTGAGATATATTCTGTTTTTTGCTCTTGTGCGTTAGAACTTGATTGTGAGCGTTCTTTGTAGTCAAAAATTCTCAACGGAAGCGGAACACCGCTTTGGTCTGTTGATTTGATGTACATAACAGGACTTTCGCTGTCCATTAAAAGCACACTTCTTCCTGCCGCTACGGGATATGATTTCGCAGAGTTTTCTCCTTGAACCCACGTGATGCCATCATTTTGCTGTTGCGTATTATTAGCAACCATTTGTGGCATATACTGCTGTGTGGGTTGATAATACTGTTGATACGGATTGTAGCCAAATGCCATTGTCAGTTCTCCTTCTTAAAGTAAAAGATTGGAATTTCGTTACCGCTGTCCCAGGTGTCGTAGTAATCACCGTTGACAATCGTAACAACGTGCGTGCCTGTTGCAAGAAGATACAAGCCTTCAGGATGGTCAATACAAAAATCTTTAATCGTATAACAATCAGGACAAGTGTCTGGAATGATGTAGCGTCTAAACCCGTTGTGCTTTAAGTAAGCACTCCAAATAGCATTTGAAGATGGCATATCTTTTAATTTATATCCTTGCGTAGTTACACCTAAGTAAGATGTGTCCCAATCTTGATTAAGAGCCAACGAGATTGCTCGTACAACACAGTCACCTACAAGATTTGCTTTGGGATTAGGATTATAGTATTGCCAACCCACAGACTTATACCTTCTCGCTCTGTATTAAAATAAGGAAAGCAATTACTTCGTTACATTTGTAACGTTCCATTATTTCTAATAGTTCGTTGCTTATGTCTCTCATAATTACCTTCCCCTTTGACATAAGCATACAAGTAAAAGAGCAACCGTATTTGCACGATTGCTCTCTAAAAATTTTATGAAAATTGTACTTAAATTACCCTAAGTATCTTGTTCTTTACTGACTTTGCTAATTTAGAAACCTTGCTTTCTGATATGTTCATCTTTATCGAGATTTGAAAGTTGCTATAATGCTTTGCCCGAAGATTGAAATATTCGAGTTCATCTGGGGTAAAGTTGCACTCTTTTCTAAATCTTTCAAGTTCCCGCTCTACGAAGTCATATAATTTCATACCGCGCTAAGATATGACATAGATACCCACATACCACTTCCTATTTTTGCCCAGTTACCGTTTGTTTCAAAAACAGATACTAACGCTCCATTGTAGAGTTCACCTACTTTATTTGCGTCATTCTGGGCAACAACGGGAGTGCTCCTTATGGCCAAGAACGTATGAATGTTCACAACTCTATACGTTTTTACTATATCAGGTTCGGGCTCAGGAGTTGGTTGAGGCTTAGGTTCAGCCTCATACTTGATAAGAGGTAATTTACCCCACTCGTCCCATTCACTCGCTTTTGATTTTACCGTGCCGTATGCGTGTCCTTTGGCTTCTACAACAGTTCCGCTATTGTCGACGATAAACCCAACATGGTGTCTTATACCGTTTTTTACTTTGAAGACACCAAGTCCAATTTTTTCACTGGGGAGAGTATTAATCTTTCCTTTTTCGGTGCACTTATTGTATAAAGTATTTGAGCCCCAATCTTCACTAGCCTTGTAGGTTGGAGTCTTATCTTCCATACTCTTTGCCCATAAGAACCACTTGAAAAGTCCTGCACAATCTGTTACAGGCTTTCCGAAGTCATCAACGAAACTAGCTTCAGTCCAACTCTTAGGCGGATAATACTGAGTATAGTCAGCCTTTTTCTGATTGTACAGACTACGGCTTGCCTTTTGCCCAAAACAGCCCATCCAGTAAGCAGTCCCAACTACCTCAAGACAGAATTTCGCAAGATTAGTATTGGTACGCTCAATAGCCATAAGTTACTCCTCGCTGAACAGTGTTTTAAGTTTCTTAACAACCTGATTTACACCTGTTGCGGCAAGTCCAGAAAATCCGCCGATTACACTTGCAGTAAGCCAATCAGACGCAGGGATAATATTTGGAATTGTATAGAACGATACAAGTCCAAGAATAACACCTACGATTGCACAAATGCCAGGAATAAAGTCATTAAGTTTCTCATTCTTGAATAACTTAACGATGTAACCCACAAGATAACAGAAACCTACAATTACGGGTACTGTTACGATTTCACCAATATTCATTGTTTGTCTCCTCCTTTATCATTTCGTATAAATATTGCCATAAATGCAAATATTCCACAAAGTAGTATAACTAAAACCAGCGTCCAAAACTCGTAATCTATCATATATTAAGTAATTTTTGAACTTGCTTTTCAATATCTTCAAGTTTTTCCCGAAAAGATAATACATCTTTTTCCAGAAGTATAACCTTCTCTTTAAGTTTATCTTGATTGCTGATATACTTATCAAGTTTAATCTCTAATTGCTCTATACGATAATTAGAGAGTTTGCTTGAAATCATAATACCGCTTATTGAACCCGTAACTGTTCCTATAAGGGCTATGATTGCAACAAGAACCTCGCTGTCCATTGTGATTGCCCTCCTTACCCATTTTTCTTTATTATAACATTTTATACCACCAAGTGTGCAAATTAAATGGCGTTTGTCTGAAAATTATCTTTCAGATTACATACCTATACTCACCACTCCAGTATAATTTTGAACCACTTGGTATATTAGTAACAGAAA